AGCGGACCACTTCATCTGGGATTGTGACGGTCTGGGGATAAGCCTGAAGCGCCAGGTAGATCAGGCTCTGGACGGCAAGAAGATGGAATACCATATGTTTAAAGGCTCTGAATCGCCGTATGACCCGGAGATGCCGTACACGCTAGGCGGTAGCCAGAGGGCTAAGACCAACCGAGAGACCTTCTTCAACAAGCGAGCTCAGATGTGGTGGACGCTGCGGGATAGGTTCGAGGCAACTTACCGGGCGGTTGAGAAGGGGCAATATATCAATCCAGAGGAGCTGATAAGCCTGTCATCTGATATTGACAACCTTGAACAATTACGCTCCGAAGTGTGCAGAATCCCACTCAAACGGGCAAATAGTGGTAAAATCCAGATTCTTAGCAAGGTAGAGATGGCGAAGAAGCCGTACTCGATACCTTCACCGAACATGGGCGATGCTCTTATGATGTCGATGCACAGCCCTAAAGTAAGCACTGTGAAGCCAGTGACTATCAACTTTGCGGGATGGAAGAATGGCAGAATATGATGATGGCAAAGAGCTAGACAGCCGGGGATCGGCAGAGGCTGATCTCTCATTCAAGGCGGAATATGATAACCATCAGGATGTCATTGATCTTCTGAGCAAGTGCCAGATGGCGGATCAAGACAACCGGGAGCGGGTGCGAGAGGCTCACTTGTTCCTAGACAAGCGAGACGGCCAGTGGGAGCCCTACTGGTGGAACTCCAACGAAGACAAGCCCAGATATACCTTCGATCAAGTAAACCCTATCGTGGATCAGGTAGCCTCTGAGATAGAGCAGAGCGACTACGATATCCGCGTGTCTCCCGCCGGTGGGAACGCCACTAAAGATATTGCTGTCACTATTGACGGGATCATCCGCAACATCGAGCAGATGTCTAATGCCAAGACCGTGTATGCACAGGCTGCGCGAAATATGGTTATCGGCGGCATGGATGGCTGGCGGGTAGTTCAGAAGTACGTCAGTGACAATACCTTTGACCAAGACCTAGCGATTGAGCATATCGGCAACTTTGTTGACCGGGTGTGGTTCGATCCCGCGGCAGAGAATCAGGACAAGTCAGACAGTCGGTATGCCTTTGTGCTGCATCCTATGGCTAAGGATGAGTATGAGGCCAGATGGCCCGAGGGCTCTGGTGAGAGCGTGGATGACAGCCGGGACGGTGAGGCTTACTACGACAAGGCCGAGGTGGTGATAGTTGGTGAGTTTCTGTATCTGGAGTCAGAGGACCGCGATCTGGTGCTGATGTCCAACGGTCAGGTGCATGAGGTCAATGATGACTTCGAGAAGGTAGTGGATGACCTGGCGGCCATTGGTGTGACCGAGGTCAAGCGCCGAAAGCGCAAGAAGCATTACGTTTGCAGCAGGTACTTTGATGCGAAAGACTTCCTTGAAGAAAAGAAGGAGACCGTATTCTCACGGATTCCAGTGGTCCCGACTTATGCCAACTTCAAGATATTCGAGAATAAGACAATCTACTGGGGTGTGGTAGAGAAACTGCTCGATCCCCAGCGAGTGATGAACTACAGCGTATCGCGCGAGATTGAGGAAGGGGCTCTAGCGCCTAGAGCGAAGTATTGGATGACCCCTGCTCAGGCATCAGGCCATGAGGCTCAGCTTCAGACACTGAACACTAATGCTGACCCGGTTCAATTCTACAACGTGGACCCCGAGACCCCTGCGGTCCCGCAGCAGCAAGGCGGAGCCCAGATCAACCCCGGACTACGCACGATATCCGAGGCCATGCGTGGGATCATCGGTCAGACGGCGGGTATGTTCGCTGCCAGCATGGGAGACAATCCCGGACTGCAGTCAGGAGTCGCTATACGTCAACTGCAGGATCGGGGCTCCAATGGCACGTTCAAGTACAGCAAGGGCGTAGAGATCGCTGTAGCGGCCACTGGTAGGCTGATAAAGGACGCGATCCCGATGATCTATGACACTCAGCGCCAGGTCAGGATACTCCGTGAGGATGAGTCCTACGATATGGTAGACCTGAACCAGAAGGTCATTGATAACGAGACCGGCGAGGTGGTGGTTGTTAATGATATGCAGGTAGGCAGCTATGACGTTACCTGCAGGGCTGGACCCAGCTTCAGAAACCGTCAGCAGGAGACCATTGAGGCCATTACCGCTCTGGCTCAGACCGATCCTAGCTTGATGCAGATTGCTGGTGATCTATTGCTGCAGAACATATCCACTCCCGCCGCGTCACAGATTGCAGAGCGTAAGCGGATGCAGATGATCTCTCAAGGATTGATCCCGCCGTCACAGATGACCGGGGAAGAGCTTCAGGAGATGCAGGCCAAGCAGATGATGCAGGCTCAGGGACAGGCTCCTGACGCTGCCATGCTGCTCGCTCAGGCAGAGCAGATGAAGGCTCAGGCCGATATGATGAAGGTCCAGATAGACGCCCAGAAGGTCCAGAACGAGACCCTGAAGATACAACTGCAGGCTCAGGACCAGCAGAACGAAGCCGTGGCGCAGCAGGCCAAGACGCAGGTTGATGTCTTCAACGCTCAGACCAATCGCATCAAGGCGCAGGTGGAGGCCGAGAAGGCGGGCGCCGTGATAGATCACACCAACATCAAGGCATTTGGCGATCAGCTAGACAACCAGGAGCAGATGGCAGATATGATGGACGAGCAGGAGCGCAAGGCTCGGATGGCTATGATGTCCGATATGGACCTGATGAGGATTGCTGGCGGTGGCTAAGACAGACCAAGAGCTAGCGCAAGAAGAGATCAATAACCGCCAGTATATGTATGGCGGGCTAGGTCCGTTCTCTCAGTTTCTGTCAGGTGAGCGCCGGGAGATCATCCGCCCAGAATCCACTGAGGTTGTGGGCTTTGGTGCTGGCCCTACTGGCGTTGAGTACATTACCGAAACCATCCCTGCTGAGTATGGTCCCGTTGAGTACGATCCTAGCTATTCTCCGGTCCGTAGAAGCCTTTCCGCACTAGGCGATATTTTGTATGAGGCTCCGTCATTTTTCGGTCTGAGAGGCCCAGACGAGCAGATAGAAGCTATGCAGGGCGTGGGCTCAAGTCTCCGAGATGCTCTGTTTGGTAGCGCTGAGTATATGTCTGAGCAAGCAAGGGCTGCAGCATCGGGCGGTGAATACTTTGATCCTGAGACGGGCAGGACCGTAGCGTTTGACCCTACCATCACGATGTTTGGCGGTAACCCGGCTGAAGGCGCTGTGATGGGCTCTGGCTTTAGGATGGGAAGACGGGCGGCGGAAGCAGCAGAGAGTAAAGGGTTTGACACAGAAAACATATTCCTGCACGGCACTTCAGATAGAATTGATCAGCCTCGATCCTCTGCTACGCAGTCGCGTGACTCAGGATTTATTGGAAGAGGCTTCTACGGCGCAACGGAGCCCAGAATATCTGATTTCTACGCAAACTCAGCGCCAGCTAGATTTAGGGATGAAGCGGGCTCTTTCAGTGATCCGAATGTTTTCCCGTATGTCACTAGGCGTGGTAACTACAAGCAGTATTCTCTAGCAGAAAAGCAAGACCTTGCAAGGCGAGTCAGAGAGGATGAATTCCTGTCTCAAGAGATTACTCAAAAGAACATAGACGATGGATTTATTGGCGCTGAAGTAGTAGACGCAGACGGGAATATTATTGAAAGGGTTAATTACTTTCCTGAAGAGGATACACGTTCAGCGTTTTTAGATGCCGACTTGTACTCTGGCGGCAGAACAGGAACAGGCATAGCTGCAGCTTCTGCTGGATCAGCGATAGCTGAACGGATGCCTCCGCTATCAAATGCTCAACGTACCCAGCTTGGCGCTTCAACGCTGCCTAGTTATCAAAAAGCCAGAAACGTGCTCGGTGAAGGTAGGACTCTGGACTTCGGGGCCGGAAGAGGTCAAGGCGCGGCGGAGATAGGGGCAGACACTTTTGAGCCGTATCCGCGAGAAGGATTCAATCCGACATACTCCAGCGCGGCAGATATCCCAGATGAATCTTACGAGAACCTAACATCTCTTAACGTACTGAACGTAATGCCCAGAGATGTCAGAGATCAGGCGGTTGCTGATATTGGTAGGGTTTTGGCTCCTGGAGGCAGAGCTGTTGTTACTACTCGCGGCAGAGATGTGTTGAACGCAAAAGGCACTCCGGGCAGAGAGCCTATGTCCATCATCACTACTGCGGACACTTATCAGAAGGGTTTCACTCAGCCAGAGCTCAGGGATTATATGCAGGCTCAATTGGGTGAAGGTTTCACCATAAGTAACTTGCCAGAGAAGATAGGGCAGGCTGGTGTCCTGATAGAGAAAACATCGTCTCCCACAGCGTTATACAGCGGCGGCAGGACCGGAACTGGCATTGCCACTGCTTCCGCATTGCGTAATGAGCTTGAGCGTCAATTTGGCGGACCTATCCCAGAGGTCAACAGAGATACCGAGCTTTTAATGAGGGTTGGTGATCCGCGGTCTGTGAACGAAATGGTTGTCGAAATGACTGACCCTTTGGTCAGCTCTGCACCAATTATAGGTGCGGAAGATTTGATAGACAGACCATTTATCACGGGAATGTCTGATACATCACGCAGCGGGCTTGAAACTGTCACTTCAGTAAATGGTGTCCCGTTGAACGCAGTCATGAGGGGTGGCAAGTATTTCGGGTTGCAGCCGCAGAATTTAGAAAGAGGCATTGCATTCGCTTCAGCGCCCGGAGCCGTAATGGGGCAGCTAAACAGAGCGGCTGCGGCTCAAGCTCTCGGAGGAAGACCAGTAGCGTTCATTCCTTTTGGAATGAGGCCAGCAAGCCCAGATTTCGCCACAATGAGTACGGACATCATGGTTCCTTATGCTCAGCAGGTTATGAGCAGGTCAGATAAAATTGCGTTAGATAGGCGCATCCGAGAAGGTACAGGATCTAAAACAGATGACAAGAAGCCAATCCCTGATTGGGTTGGTATTGATAACGCTACTCCTGAGTATCTTCAGGGGCTCGGGGGTGACAGAAAATCGGTCACCAAAGCGTTAGATGAGTTTAGGGACGCTGGATCATTAAGCAGATCGCAAGCAAGAGCGATTGTTACTGATCCAACCCAATTCGATCCAGTGTTCGGCGATATAGATATGATTTATGAGCTTGACCCGCAAGCTGTTGCTGACAGAAGGTTTTTGGATTCAGATCATCCTTCGTATGAGTCAGCGCTGCTGGGCAGGCCACTAGGCGCATTAAGAGATACTGAGAAGGTAAATATATTTGAGTTTAATCCTTTGGCTGGGACACAAGAGAAAGGATTTTACAATTTCAGACAGAAGCAGTTAGATGCGGGCAGAGACTTTCCGATAGGAGGCTCACTTTCGAGCCCAACAATGAAAGCCTTCCTGCCCGGAGGTCACGGTATCATTACGCAGGAAATGGTGGATGATTTAATTAGAAGAGGGCTGATCAGACCGTAACTCTTCATAATGCTTACAGATTATGAGTCGGTCATCTGCAGAAACGCCGTCATCCATCATAAATTGGTTTAGTTGGTTGGTGCTTTCGAAGTTTTGCCAATCGCTGCCAACTGCTTCGTACCAATCTAGGCTGAGAGAACTGTTTGTTTTGATTTCCATGTAGTTAGTATAACAAGGTTTATGGGAGTGCAATAGGGGTGCAAGTCCCCCGGTGAAAATCCATATTGGAACCGCGCCATAGGTAGCCGCTCCCGCCCAAAAACGGTTGTAAAACCACAATATGTGGTATAGTTACGCCATAGCGAACTCCACGCTTTCTTGGAGGCACGGAACGTCACCGTTTATTTGACGGCATTTATGGAAGGTAAGATGCAACCAGAAGATACGCTCGATGAGGCTGAAATAGAGCTTGAAGAGGTAGAAACTGAAGGTCAGGAAACTGACTCCGACTCATCCCCGGATACTGAAGAGGTTCAGGAGAAACAAACCGATCCTGATTGGCGTCAGGTCCGGGCCAGATTTGACCCGGTGCAGCAAGAGGCATACAACCGCGGTATAGCTGAAAAGGTCATGAAGCTCAGGGATAAAGAGCGAGAGGCCGAAGAGCTAAAGCAGCGATTGCAAGCCCTTGAGCAGCAGATGCCCAAACAGGAAAGGCCGTCAGTGCCGAAGGAGCCTGACCCGTATGCCCTGAGCGATCAGGAATACCAGCAGCAACTCCGACTGCGCGATGAAGCCATAGCTAGACAGGCTGCGTTTGACGCACAACAGCGCTTCCAACAACAGGAAGCACAGCGTCTGCAGCAGGAACAGCTAATGAAAGAGCAGGAGGCTTTGAACGAGAAGGTAGCTACCTACTCGCAGCGAGCGGTCCAACTCGGCATTTCTAACGAGGAATTACAGGCAGCAGGTAATGCTGTCGCTTCGTTTGGCATCTCGGATGATGTAGTCAACTATATTTTGGATGACGATCTGGGACCGGCTATCACGAAGTATCTCAGTCAGAATGTTACCGAGCTAGACGCTATCCGGGCTATGACTCCGGCACAGGCTGCGGTAAGGATTGCAACTCATGTACGGGATAAGGCTGCTGCATTGAAACCTAAAGTAAATGCCGCTCCTGATCCGGTTGAGCAGCCAGCAAAGGCTGGCGTAGCGCCTAAAGCGCGAGGACCGAAGGGGGCGATTTTCGAATGAATGAGGTGATCCGAAAATGGCTAATAATCTTAACAGCAACGTCACCCGGAAGGTGGCTCGTGTCTTTTTAGAGGCATTCGAGTCCAGCCGGGTTGTAACAAAGACCGTTGACACTCAACTCCTGAGTGGAAAATTCAACCCTTCAAGTGGTAGCACTGTAGACTTCAAGCGTCCGCACGACTACAACTCCATCCGTACTTCTGGCGGTGATATTTCATCGTCCACTAAGTCAGACATCATTGCTGGTAAAGCAACTGGTACTGTTCAGAACTACTTCACCGTAGCTACCGAGTGGGGCAACGTGGAAGAAGCTCTTGAGCTTGATCAGTTGGAGCAGATCCTTGCTCCTATGGCTCGACGCATCGTGACTGACCTGGAGATCGATCTTGCCAGCTATATGCTCAAGAACTCTTCTCTGAAGTATGGTTCTCACGGCACTGCCGTTGACGCATGGGGTGATGTCGCAGGCGCTGGCGCACTGATGGATTCCATCGGCGTACCTGCAGCTGCAGAGCGTTACTACCTGATGAACCCTTTCACCACTAGCGCACTTGCTAACGTACAGAATGGCCTGAATGCGTCTGATCAGTTGGTCCGCACCGCTTGGGAGAATGCACAAATCTCTCAGAACTTCGGCGGTATGCGAGCTCTGACTTCTAACGCTCTGGCTAGCTTTACTTCTGGCACTGGCGCTGACCGTGCAGGTACTCTGAATGGGGCTCCTGATGCGACTTACGTCACAGCGAAAGACACTATGACTCAGACTCTGGCTGTTACTGGATTCACTTCTGGTATGGTTGTGAAGGCTGGTGATATGGTAACTATCGCTAATGTAAACCGTCTGAACCTAGACACTCGCACAGCTATGATCGATGCCTCTGGAGCCAACGTGGCTTGGACAGGTGTTGTGACTGCTGATGTAACTCTTACTGGTGGCGCAGGCAATATCGTTGTTGCCGGTCCTGCTATCTACGAGGCTAATGGTCAGTACAACACTGTAGACGCTGCACCAGTTAGCGGTGCTGCGGTTACTATCCTGAGTGCTTCAGCTACTCTGTACCAGCCAAACCTGTTCTTCACTAAGCAGGCTTTCGGTATGGGTACTGTGAAGCTGCCTAAGCTGTACTCTACTGACACTATTGCGACTACCGAAGACGGTATGAGCATCCGTGTAAGTAAGTACGCAGATGGTGACGCTAACACCCAGAAGATTCGTTTTGACTTGTTGCCTGCATACGCAACATTCAATCCGTTTATGGCTGGACAAGGCTTTGGTGTGTAACTCTCCTTTGAGTTTATAGGGGACTTCGGTCCCCTACTTTTTTATGGCTAAACCAAGAAAAGGCAAAGCAAAAGTAAAGGTTACCGCCAGCGGCAAGAAAGTCTCCTACGGGCAGGCCGGGAAAGCCAAAGGCGGTGGTCCGCGTGTTAGGCCGGGTACAGCTAAGGGTGACTCTTACTGCGCCCGGTCTCTTGGTATCAAGAAGCGGCTCCCGAAGGAGAAGCAGAACGATCCCAATACTCCCAACAATCTTAGTCGCAAGCGCTGGAAGTGTAAGGGCGCTAAGTCGATGAAGGGAGCTAAGTTTGAGTAACTACACGAAACCCAAACTCAGAGAGCGCATCAAGAACAGAATTATGGCTAGTGACAAGGGCGGCAAGCCTGGTCAGTGGTCAGCCAGGAAGAGCCAACTGCTTGTTAAGGAATACGAAAAGGCGGGCGGCGGCTACACTGGCAAGAAGAGCAAGGCTCAGAAGGATCTGTCAAAGTGGACCAAAGAGGATTGGGGAACCAAGTCCGGCAAGAACTCCACTCAGGGCAAAGACGCTACCGGGGAGCGATACCTTCCCAAGAAGGCGAGAGACAAGCTGAGCAAGAAGGAGTATGAGGCCACTTCACGCAAGAAGCGGGCTGATATGAAGAAGGGTAAGCAGCATTCCGCGCAGCCGAAGAAGGTTGCCAGGAAGACATCTAGGTCTAAATTCGAGTGAGGTGCAATATGCGAAACATGAAAGGCGCAATGAAAAAGGGCGACAAGAAGAAAAAGAAGAACCGCAAAAGCACTTACAAGGATAAGAACGGAACCTACGAGTAATGGCTAAGGGTGTACCGCACTACACGAAAGATGGCTCTCTCCATACTGGTGAGTACCACAAGATGCCGGACGGCTCTCTGCATTCCGGCAAGAAGCATACGAAATCGAGCAAGCCTCTGT